AAGATTGCAGCAATGCCAGCCCGCACTCGTCACGATGACGGAACTGTAACAATTGATTAAGGAATTAATTTGGATGCAAGACATTGTTTACAAATCTACCATAGGGACAGGGGGCTTTATCGCCACCATTGAACTAGGTCACATTAACGAACTCCTAGGACTGGTCGTGGGTCTTGCTACTCTAGTCTATATGACTGCATCAGCAGTCAAGGTAATCAAGGAACTCCAGAACAAGGATTAATATGACACCAGAACTATTAGCAATGCTAGGCGGGGGCGTAAGCGGCTTCGTAATGAAGATGATCGCAGCGCAGTCCGAGAATCAGGCACGTCTCTTTGAGCGTATGATTCAGAAGCAGGTAGCAGCGGATGACTCAGCGGATCGTGCATCAGCCCGTGGCGGTGTGTATATGCGCCGTCTTATTACAGCGGCTGTCATCTTTGCCATTGTAATAGCCCCATTCGTCTTTGCATTCACGGACATAGGTGTTAGTATCCAATCGGAATCCAAAGGCTTCCTAGGGCTATTCAAGAGCCTTGAGTGGTCCACTGTACAGGGTTTTGTTATCCTGCCAGAGATCCGCCAAACAGCTTTAGCCATTGTAGGTTTCTACTTTGGTTCTTCCCAGGTCAAGTAATGGCGGACAAGTCCAAGGGGAAGAGCAATAAACTTTCCGCCAACTACTGGAGCCGCAAGGCTTGGAACTGTTAGCCTACTACCGCTGGACTCCAGTGGTATAATTCAGCACAACATTAGAACACACTAGAGATATACATTATGGGAGTTAATTTATTTAAAATTGGTAGGGATTTAATCGGGGGAGCAAAGGGCTTTGGTAAAAGCTTCGTTCCGCCCAAGAGAGTTCCAAAACCAACCAAGTATCCCATCGCCCCAAAAGCACAGGCGGAAATGAAGAAGGCATATGATACTGCACAGGGCGGTAGACAGGAAGCCTTCAGTCGCCAGATTATGGCTGGTACAGGTACTGTCCTTGCAACTGGATACGCAATGACACGGGATAAGCCCAAGTCAGCTACTGCCCCCACTGCGGCTCCTGCCGCACGTAAGGCTACTCCAGAAGTGAAGAAACCACACCCACGTCTTGCGGATTATGCAATACCAGCAGCCCCGAAGAAGCCAGGTATCTTGAGTCGAGTTGCTACCAGCCTGAAGAGTAAAGTATCCAGCAAGCCAGCAAGCAAACCTGCGGGCAAATCCATCAGCAAGCCAGCGAGCAAGTCCGCTAGTAAGCCATCAACAAGGAAGTCAAATTTCCGCAAGTCGGACAATCGACTGGGTGGATTCGGCGGCGCACAACGTGCATCCGCTCGGAGAGAATCTGCCAAGAAAACCAAGTCTACACTACGTGCTGAAATTGATTACACCGCACCGATGTGGTCCGGCAACACTCCAACGAATATGGCAAGCTACGGCAAGGCAACCAAAGCTCCAGCCCCAAAGGTTCGGGCTGAAGTAAAGGCGAGCAAACCTAAAGTAGTGACACCTAAACCTACAAGCCTCACTAGTGGTAAGGCAGATACCAGAGGAGGCAGCAATATACTAGGATCAGTAAAGAATTTTTATGCGAAGACATATAATCTTCCGCAAACTCCGAGCAAGCCGAAGACGCAAACTGTAACAAAACGTGAGAGCCGAACTGGTGGTAAGCCAGACACTAGGGGTGCTTATGGAACTGATGTCACAGGACCGTTACAAGATTTCTACAGGAAGACATACGACCTGCCAAAGCGCACTCCCAAGGAGCCCAAGAAGCAAACCGTAACAAAACGTGTGAGCCGCACTGGTGGTGCATCGAACGCAAGCAATAAGCCATTTGGCCCACTGAATGCCGCTAAAGCCTGGTACAAGAAAACGTATAACCTATAATTAGTTCCGTAGCCTATGCCCGAATACCGTAGATATGGAAGCCGAGATGATGTAATCGCCAAGGATGGTGACTACGGATTCGTCGGGTTTAACAATCGCCTCCGCCCGGATCAACTAACAAAGGGAACGCTTGCCGATGCCCAAAGTGTTAGGCTGGACAGGAATGGAGAAGCACAAGTTCGAAAGGGCATTGAACTCATTGAGGCTCCGTTCGCAGTAGGGGGCGAAGTGCTACGACTGCCGACCTCGGAAGAGATCGGTACAGATGTCACCCGACTTCCTACTACGATTAGATCAGCTAGCCTAACTAGCAATATTGCTTCTATAGTAATTGACGATCCAGCAGTTGAACCAGGTTATGATTTCCAATCTGGGGACGAGGTTACTGTCGAAGGGATTGCCTTCGGCGTAGGCGAGACTGACCCGAACGGAACCTTCATACTCCTTAGTGTAACGGACGTAGGCACTACAAGCACACTTACTTACACCCTTACTGGGAACAACGTTGCCTCCTATGGGGTAGCTATTGTACTGCCACAGGTGCTGAACTTTACTCTTAACGGGTTGACCACTAACCCAGTCATTGGCAGCAAGATGATCTTCGACATCGGTCAAGTTACCGAGGTCTACGCAAGTACAGCATTCAGTGATCCCAACAGTAGCTCAAGCGAATCAATTATAATTGCGTCCAACCTCAAGGCGGTAGCAAAGGATTTAGAGAGTAATGTTGTAACTGACATCTACTACCCACTGGGTGAAACGGTTCCGCCATTGTCTGATATGATACAGGCATTCAACAAGGTGTTCATCTTCCGAGATGGTAACACTGCGCTAGAGTGGGACGGAATCTACACTAGCCTTGCGGTAACTGACCTAGTTGTTGATGGCACTTACTCCATTACTGACCTAGGAACCACGACTCAAGCTGAGTGGAATACAATCGCCGGGACTACGGCAGTAACCTATGCAGTCAACGATCCTATCACGGTTGATGCTGTGGGTACAGGAACGGGTACAGCCCGTTCTGCGTTTACACTAGTCAAGAGTGGTACGTACACTCAGCCAGTTGAGATTAATTGCCTACCTGGGCAATTTGCAATTACGAATAGTATAGCATCGGTTGCTGGATCTCACGATGTAAAGGTCGGGGATGACATTACTGTAATGTCAGCAAGTATTAGCGGAGCAACAGGCGCAGATTCTGGACTTACTGTTGGTCAGGACTACGTTGTAAATAAAGTCTTCACATTGGGTTCAGCCATTACCACTATTACTCTTGCTGTAAATAATGGGTTAGAAGGACCTGGGGACTTTGAGGGTCTTTATAAATATACTCTCACTACAGCAATAGCACATAATTTAGTGAATGGTGAACCCATCATTATGGATCTATGGGTTGATGATGTACCTAGCAAAGGTACTTTTTTCAATAGATCGTTCTTCGTTCAAGGAGTACCAAGCTCTACTACCTTTACTATCTATGCTGAATTTGATACTACTATAACCCCAGCCACATATTTAAATGCCCGTGTAGCAATTAATGCAGGGTTCCAGTTTGTACTTGATTCACGCACAGTTACTACGCACGTAAATGACGGTGCATCCCTAGTGACTGATCCTATCTTTACCAAGAGAGTTTCAGTTGGACTGGGCTTCACCCATATGCCAGCTCCTCCTTATGCTACATACCACCAGCGTAGGCTGGTAATGCCATTCAAGTATTCAGTGGATGCAACCAAGGGGCAGTACACTTACCGTAAAATCCTGGACGAGGTTATCATCTCTGACATCATTGACTCCGATACTTACGACGAGATCTACTCACAGTACAGGTTCAATGCTGGTACTGCGGACTACACTGTAGGGCTGCACTCCTTCTCGGACAACTCCCTACTTGTATTCAATCGTAACAGTATTCACACAGTTCAGAATACGGTGAACCTACAGGGTTCAGTGGCAAAGCTACTGACCAATGAGGTTGGTTGCGTAGCACGTAAATCAATTATCCAAGTTGGCAATCAGGTCATCTTCCTATCTGATAATGGTGTGTACGGAACGCAGTTCCTTGATGAGTACAATCTCCGAGGAACTGAGACTCCTATGAGTGAAGCGATTAATGAAACTATTAATCGTATCAATCGAAATCACTGGGAGGAATCACGTGCGGTCTACTTAGATAATCGATACTACATTGCAGTGCCACTGGACTGCACTGTTAATGGTGTACTTGTGGAAGCACAAAGAAACAATGCTATCCTAATCTTCAACTTCCTCAACGCCCAGTGGGAAAGCATTGATATGGTTGCGGATGAAACAGGTGGTGTTAATAAAGAATGGGACATTGAGAACTTGATTGTAGCTGGCAATGGATCAGCTCGTGGAGTCTACGCCATTAACCAACTGGGTGGCATACACAAGCTCGACACTCGCCTAGATGGGCGTGACCGAGTGGTTACTTCCATTGGTCAGCCGGCCACTACCCACAGTGTCCCTGCGTCCATCACTACACGACAGTACACACTGGGTGCTATGGATCGTAAGAACTGGAAGCAGTTCGAGATGCACGTAGAGAGTAGCAGTACGAACACGAGTAACTTCGATATTTCAGCAGAGACAGAGAACCCAGATAGTGATATACCTCTTCAATCATTAAGTGACTACATCAGCGGTGACAGCCTACCTGCCGGAGAGGATGTTTCCATCCGTGCTAGAATAGGGAATCGCCGTGGTTACGGAATTCAATACACAATTAACAATACACAGGGAAGACCAAAGATACGAGCAATTGAGACGAATGGATCAATCTCGTTTAGATCAACCCAAAGCGCAGAATAATTATTATGGCAATCATTACCACAGGACAGACGTTTACGGCAACGGGACCAGTTACCAACACAAAGTTGCAGGACATTGCTAGTAAAGCAACATTCAATGACCCAGTTGACGAAACAAGCCTAGAGCTTATACCCCTAGGTACTAATGCTGGAAAGCTCGGCATCAAGGATGCTGGCGTTACGGCGGCTAAGTTAGCAACAGATGCTTTGGAGTTAGCCTATCCAGTTGGTTCGATTTATATGAATGCAACGGATTCAACCGATCCAGCAACATTGCTAGGGTTTGGCACTTGGGCAACTTTTGGTGCTGGTAAGGTTCCTGTTGGTATTGACTCAACTGATTCCGACTTTGATGTAGTCGGAAGTGGAACCAACACAAATGGAACAACTGGAGCCAAGACACATACTCTTGGTGTAACTGAAATACCACCACACAAGCACACGGTTCAAATAGAGAGTGCCTCTAGTAATGTTGATGGCGGTGGCGGTACTGGTGTTAGACCTCCCCTTGCAGCTAGAGACACGGACGAGGGGAACGTAGGTGAAAATTCAGATGGAACAGGCAATGCTTCTCCTCACAACAATCTTCAACCTTACATTGTAGTCCATATGTGGACACGAACAGTTTAATATTATGCCAGTACTAAATCCAGGAACAACATTTGCAAACGGCGAGCAGCTTACTGCATCTGACCTCAACCTCCTCCTTCAGGGAGCTACCTTCACTCAGTCATCTGTTGATAACCAAAGTACTCAACTAGTTGGCACGGCAATTGTCGTAGCTGATGGTGGTATCATTGCAGCCAAGCTGGCTGCGGATGCTGTGACTACTAGCAAGATCAAGGATGCTAACGTTACCTTTGCCAAGCTGACAGATGTCATTGATGATGACACAATGGCTACCGCTACTGATACTACTCTGGCTACGTCCAAAAGTATCAAGGCTTATGTTGACGGAACTGTTTCTACATCCGAAAATGGATATATGAAACTTCCCAGTGGAGTAATTATGCAGTGGGGAACATTGACACCTTCCGTTCGAAAGACAGATGTAACTCTACCCATTGCATTTCCTAATGCTTGCTTAAATGTTCAGGCCTCTATTGGTCAGGACTTCGCAGATACAAACTACGATGACAATAGTTTAATTTGGGGAGCGTTTCCGAAGTCGGGTGATCTTTCTAAAATCGTAATAATGTCCAATCTTAGAGTGAGTAATACTGGTATCACCTACAAAAAAATGTTCTGGCAAGCAATCGGATACTAATGAAAGGAAACCCCTTACTCCTGTCAGTACAAGTTGCCCTCGAAAAAGGCGGGCAAGAGGAAGCCATTGGCTTCATTGATCGGGTTCACGAGTTTATCTCAAGCGGTAAGTACGGGGAAGTACTGGACGATTGGTCACCTGAACACGTGAGAATCTTAATTGGTTATCATATGGCAAAGGGAACTTTCATCTGCGAAGAAGATGAAGATGGGGAAATCGAAGGTATACTGATGTGGTATAATTGCGACAATGATGATACTTGGGATATGCTTCAGTGCTGGCAGATGGACAAGCCCAATGGGAACTCCGTCTTTATGGCATTTCTCTATGCCAAGAATAACGCAGCATTCAAGAAGGTCACGCTGGGCATCATAGCAAAAGAACCAAACGTCCTGTGGAAGAAGCTGATTGGGCTACGGATGAAGAGCGGAGTGCCAACTAAAATGAATTACACAACTAAACTATTTTCAAAGATATTAAGCGCAAAAAGCTAGGAGTATATTATGGGTAAAAAAGGAGGATCATCACCAAGAATGCCAGATCCAATTGATCCTGGCAAATCAATGGGGGAGTACTTGTTCGGCAAGGGCTTTCAGTCTAATTACAATGGCATCACGGATCCACGCTTACAGCAGAGACTGCTAGAAGCTGAGGGGCGTTATCGTCCGCAGTATTCTGCGCTTGAGCTTGCTGACATTAACACAATGTGGGAGGGCTTTGAGGATGTTTCCCAGAGTCCACAGTACCAGAACCTACAGGCTGAACTAGCTGGTCTAGAGGCAGGATCAGAGGTATCCAGTCTTAACCTAGAGGATCGACGGGCTGCTCTTGGTGAGCAGTATGATGCGCTTAAACCAAAAGTAGATTCCAAATACGGCGGGAAGAAGGGTGGTCGTAGTGGTCGTAGTGGTCGCAGTCGTGGTCGTGGTTTCAGTAAGAGTAGTACTATTGGTGGCATCTTTGGTAGCAAAAAAGGCAAGGACGGTAAAAAGACAGGCGGCAACGAAAACCGAGAAGCCTACATCAAGGCTGGCCTAAAAGACACCAAGGGACGAGCTTCCCGAATAGCTGAAATCAAAACCCGTATGGGTGAGATGGATAAGATGGAGGGTGTCAAGGGCTACAAGGGCTTACTGGCTGATGCCTCAAGGCAATCAGGTATGCTTGAGCGTGAGATGCTTGGACTCCAGCGTAAGGACGATGTGTCCGCACTGGAGGAGTACGCACCACAAGTAGTGGAGGCGTACCGAGCTGCTGATCCTTACAGCACTGGACTAGCCGAGCAGCAAACTGCTATGGCGGATGATCTATACCAACGCTCACAGGGACTTAACGCAGAGCAACAGCGTATAGTAGATCAACAGGCACTTCAGATGTCTCAAATGAGTGGACGTATCGGTGACGAGAGTTCAGCCGCTGGTCAGATCCTTGGGCGTGAGCAGTACCTCTCTGGCCTCCGTGGTCAAGCTGCGGGTATGGGGCAACAAGCTTTTAATATGAACCGCAATATCGCTGGTGACATCGGCAGTACCATTCTTGGTCGCCCGTCATCGGCTATTGGACTTGGTCAGTCAGGCATTGGGGCATCTACTGCCCTAGCGGCGGGACCAATGGGACCTCAGTTATTCGATCCTAATGTAGGGTTAAATATGGCTATGCAACAACGCAGTCAAGATATTACCTTTGCGGGTATACAGGCACAGGCTAATCAAGCTTCGGGTGGTAGCGCAATCGGAGCAATCGGTGGAGCCGCACTTGGTGGATTTCTAGGTGGACCAGCGGGAGCAAAAGTTGGAGCTTCAGTTGGCGGACAACTGTAAGTTCTTCATTAAATCAATTATCCTTAAATGGATGAATACAAAAATTAAATAGTTATGGCATTTCAATCAGGTACAGCAGTAGACCCCCGCTTAATGCAAGCGGATTATAGTGGATTCACAAACGCAGCACAAATGGAGGGTGATAAAAAACGAAAGTTTACTGATACCCTAAGCGATGCAATTGGCGCATACGAGACCGACAAGAAGCAGGACAAGGAGTTTGGTCAAATCGTAAAGAGTTCATTGGCAATGACTGATGCAATGATGCAGAATCTGCCACGAGAGCAAGCCGAGGAGCTTGCTCGATTTGCAACGGACTCCGGTGTCAATGACCTAAGCTTGCCTATGGAACAGCGGGCGCAAGCCGCTCAACAATTTGGAGCATCACTGGGTTCTATAATCGATAGCATTAAGGGTCCAGGTGAGGTCACATATATGGAGGTTCCGGGTGGAACTGCGGTAATGCAGGGCGGGAAGATAATAAAGGTTGTTCCAAGTAATACTATCAACTTTGGTGGAACTCCGACTCAGCCAGTAAACCCAGCGGCAGCGCAAGTTGCATCCGAGATAGCGGACTTAGAAAACCTATAATCAATTATGGCACGGACACCGGAACAGCAAGCTAGACTAGAATATCTTAAAGCAAACTTCGATGAGAGCGGCAACCCACTTCAGAGTGGGGAGCCTCTTGAGGGCGAGGAAAACCCAGAGGTTGATAATAGTATACCAGAGTTAGCTGCGGCCTACGCTGCGGAGATAGCTATTGGTGAAGGCGGTCGCCTTGCTGGTGCTGCTGTTGGTACTGCTTTCGGCGGAGTTGGTGCTGTACCTGGTGCAATACTTGGTGGGCTAGGGTCAGGAGCCGCTGGCTCCATTGCTCGTCAAAGAATGCTAGACCCCGAGGGTGACCTCAACTACGGTGATGTGGTTGCTTCCGCAATTATCAACATCGTCCCCGGTGCTAAGTCACTGAAGATGTTCAAGAACAAGGCACTTAACTCAGCCGTCTCACAGGGCGCAGCAGGTGCTGTATTAATGCCAGCAGCGTCCGCAATTGAAACATCAATAGAAGAGAACAGACTTCCAACCGTGGAGGAACTAGGGGAGTCCTCAAAACAGGGTGGACTTATGGGTGGTGGACTAGGTCTAGCTGGTAGCGCACTGGGTAAAGCATACGCAAAGTATGCTGGCATCGACAGGGATCAACTGAGCTTACTGTACAAGAGTGGAGATCCGGACGCAAAGATACTAGTGGACGGCGTGATGAAGAACGCCCGTGAACACAATGATGAAGTCAAGGATGGATACAAGGACTTAAGGCTTGCAATCAAGGAGGGAAGTATGGACTCCAAGGCTCGCCTAGAGGAGCTACAGGATCAGTCCGGCGGTGGTCAGTACAAGAATAAGAATGCCAAGCTCAAGGTTGAGAGTGAAGCAGAGGACTACAACCTAGATAGCCGACTAGCAGAGCCAAAGATACAAAGGCGAAATTCAGAGATTGAGGAGATAGTTGACCTCGACAGTAAGTGGCTCGTTGCTAAAGCAGATGAGATGGGAGTGCCAGCCAAGGAGCTGTCACAGTCCGTCAATAAGTACCTATATTCTAAACACGCCATTGCCTTTAATAAATCAAAGTTAAAAAGATTCAAGGGTGATGGTGCTGCGGGCATAAGCACCGAGGATGCAAAGGCATACATAAAGAATTTCGAAAGCACCAAGCTCAACGTAGAGCTTGATAACATCATCAAGAGCCGCAAGGAGTTGTCCAATCAGATCCTTGATACACTGGTGGATGGTGGCATCTACTCCAAGGTTAAGGCCAAGGAGCTACGCAAGATATTCCCGGACTACGTTCCATTGAATCGAGTAATGGAGGACGGTGCTAGCTTCAAGCCAGGACAGTACGAAGCTCTTGGTTCCGAGCGTAGTGTCGCCGACATTGGGGACAATATCATTGGCAATCTTTCAGTTGCCATTAGAGCAGCGGAAACCAACAAGGCCAACCAAGCATTCCTTCGACTGGTTCAAGCAGACGTTAATAAGAAATCTGCTGGTGAGTTACTAACAACCTACAAGCCCAAGAAGGGTGACAAGACACCCGATGGGGTGGACGGGGATTCCATCGTGAACGTATTCATAGATGGAGAGAAGACAGCCATTGCCTTCAAGGACAAGAGGCTGGCACAGGCAATGCGTGGTCAGAACAGGGAGGTAGTCGGGGGACTAGCCAAGCTTGCGCTGGGTTACAATCGACTCATTGGTCAGATGTACACTCGGTTCAATCCAGAGTTCGTTATTCCCAATCTCTTTCGGGACAGGTCTGAAGCTATCGTTAATGCGACAGCCAAGATGGGGCTAGGCGAAGGTGCAAAGCTACTCAATCCCTTGGGGGATATGGCAGTTGTACGCCGTGGCATATTTGGCAAGGGCAAGGTATCCGCAGATCCAGAGGCAGCCAAGATGGATGCGATCTACAAGCAGTTCACTGAGGACGGTGGCAGCACTGGCAACCTAAGTTCATCCACCATTACTAACATTGAGGACGGCATCAAGGGGTTACAGGAGAGAATGAACCAGCCAGCAGCATCCAAGGCTCGGGACTTTGTTAAGGTGTGGGACAATATGAATGCAGTGGTCGAGGACTCCACTCGATTCGGCGTTTACCGCCGTGGTCTTGATAGTGGTATGAGCCGCAAGGAAGCTGCCCTAGCAGCTAGAGACAGTTCATTCGATCCACTAATGAAGGGTTCCAAGGGTGGAACAATTCAGGCAGCCTACTTATTCGCTAACCCTGCGATCCAAGGCGCACGCAATTTCCTCCGCAGTATGCGTAAACCAAAGGTTGCAGCAGGTGTAATGGCAACATTGGCGGGAACTACTCTAGTGATTGACCTATACAATCAAAGCATCGATCCAGAGTGGAAGGAAAAGATGAAGGCTGCTAACGGCAGCTCCTATAAGACCGACAAGAGTTTCACCTTCGTCAGAAGTAAGAACGAGGACGGATCTCTAAATACTTTCTCAATCCCAATCGGTTACTCCATTGCTCCCTTCAAGAAGGTAGCGGACTATACCCAGCAGCACGTAATCCAGCGGGGCATAATGGGCATCCAGCCATCCCAAGCTGAGATGGATAAGACGCTTGGCAAGGACGTAGCCGAGCTTGGTCAAGCATTCATTGGTTCCTATAACCCAATGGGTGGATCATTGGTTCCAACTATTATGCGACCTTGGACGGAACTCGTTCAGAACAAGGATGGACTAGGACGTGACATCCGACCTAATTGGTTGGAGACAAAAAACATTAGTGAAGTCGAGAAGATGTTTCCTTGGACAATGGAAACACGTGGGGGAGAGATGGCTATCTCTTTCGCCGAGCAACTTCAGTCATTGGGGTACGAGGTTTCGCCCGAGAACTTACAGTACTTATACCAAACTTGGGTTGGTGGTCCGGGTCAAACAACGGGAAGACTCTTCCAGGTTGCATCCGATATGTTCAATGGTAAGCCCATTGCTAGGAACAATCGCCCAATCCTTCGACGATTCTTTGGTGAGTCCTCCGCTGAAACATTTGCAGCCCGAGGCTACGATGCTGAGACAATTGAAAACCTTGAGAATGAGTTCGGCACAGAACAACAGAAGGGAACCCGATTGGCTCGCAGTACGTTTACTGAGATGCAATCAAAGGATTCCAATGCTGAACGTATGCTTGTCCTACAGAACTCACTCAAGGCAAACCCAACTCTTTCTAAACAAATCCTAAAGTCAGTCATCAAGAAGACACAGAACAAGGCAGCAGGAGTTACATCCTTTGACAGTCGGGTGAAGGGACTTCCTGTTGCAGCTAGGGCGAAGTACTTCATCGACAAGATGGACACGATGCCACCTGAACAACTTGGTCAGTACCTAAATCTACAGCAGCAACGTGGTGTACTCACTAAGGCTGTAGTGCAAATGATGCAGCAGTCCCAAGCCTTTCGGGATAAGTTCCAGCAGCGGTAAAAGTGGCGAAGTCAAAAGCGAATCACAACGGTGACCTATTAATTACAGTGTAATAATAGTAGCATCGGACTCGCTCACGTAGCCCACATCTTTCTTTACCCAACGGTTGTTACTGAAATCAGTAGTCTGGGGCATATTCTTTTGCGTCCACTTAAAGTCGTACTCATTCACCAGCATCTTGGATATGTTCCAAACGTATGCAGTGCCTTCGTACTCAGTGACGTAGAGTACCTCCTTGCCTGTGTCGCCTATGGCTAACACATTGGAGTCAACCTTGTGCCTCTCAATCAGCCAAGGGTCGTACCTCTTGCGTCTGGACTTAACCTCTATGAGGTATCGCTCGCTCTCAAAGTCGAACGTACTGAACTGGTCAGTGGCTTCTATTGGGCAACCCATATGTGGGTATCGTAGTGAAAGCTTCTCTATAATTTTACTTGCCTTCATAGTTGTATCTGAAAATTAGGTAAGCTAGGTGGTTGAAATGGAATGAACAATCCAACGGACATCTTAATAGTCCGACTACCCAACTTACTCTTTAATAAAATCGTCCGATTGTATTTCGGAACTTGAATATTCCCTTCACGTCTCGGTCTCCCTCTCGGTTCTTCGCTACGTTGTATTGCATCTCAACATAGGGTCCGTAGTTGTCAACCTTTCTTGACGCATCTACATCACCTTCCTTTGGCCACATCAGCAGGACTACGTCCGCATCATTCTCGATGTCACCGGAATCCTTTAGGTCGTGTAGCTTTAGTCCACCCTCACGCTTGGCTCCCTCCCGCCCGACTTGGCATAGGAGTAAGACAGGTATGTTCAGTTCAAGTGCGAGCTGCTTGATCTTGTGGGACACGTCAGCGATGGCATCATTCTTTGACATACGTCCATTGCCGAATGGCATAAGCTGTAGGTAGTCAATGATCAGCATCTTAATGTTGTCCGTACGTACCAGCGTACGTACTTGGGATGCCATATCCTGTACGCTCTTAACGCTGTGTATACTCTTGATGCTTAAGCCACCGATGGTGTCCAGTGCATCGTTCACGCTAGCCATCTGCTTCTTGCTGACTACACGATCCCTAATGAGGTTTACATTCACCTGAGATAGGCACTGTACCAGTCGCTGTGTAACCTGCTTCTGGGGCATCTCAAGTGAGACAATAGCGGAGCTGACACCTGCATTCATAGCAGCACGTAGTGCTATGTTGAGGGCAAGCTGTGACTTACCACAGGAAGTAGGGGCGGCAATAACCATCACCTCACCTGGAGCCACGCCACCATTGCCGAGCTTCTCATCCAAGTGCGGTATCTCTGTCTTAACTACTTCACTAATGTACTCACCTGTCAGCATCTTGCTGTAGTCATCACGTAAAATATCAACGGATGTACGAAGGTCAGTGGTCGTGCGATCTTCTCCATCAATGAGAATCATATCGCCCTCAAGCTCTGCCCGAATAATGTCCGAGTCTTTGATCTCAGCACGTGCCTCCTCTTCGGATGTGCGACACTTGCGTATGATCATACGAAGCTGTGACTTCTCCTTCACGATCTTCGCAAAGTATTTAATGGACATCGGGTTGTCTACTCGACTCATAACCGCCATCATACCGGCTACGCCACCAATAGCGTCAAGGGCGGAGGACTTCTTAAGGTCCTCCATAAGGGACACCTCGTTGATGTCCTCCCCTCGTCCTGCTATGTTGGCAACGCTAGTGTAGAGGACTTCATTCCTCTGAAAGTAAAAATCACTTGGCTCAACCAAGTGAGATATTGTATCGTATCCATTAGCCTTATCGGCTAGGCAGCAGCTTGCGATCAAGCCCTCCTCTGCATTTAAATTGTGTGGTTCTTTTATTTCTTCGTTCATTTAATTCTCCCGATTTCGTTTAGGATCTGTGCAATGAAAAGGGGGGCGAAGGCCATTAACGCCTACGCCCCCCAGTAATCACTATGTTATGTACTGCTAGTCAGAACGCTCCAGCATACCGAGGGCAATCAGTGAGTAACCGATCAAGTCTCTGAAGATGTCCTTTGCCTTATCACCTTCGGTATTAACCTCAAGTGAACCAGTCGCACAGAAAGCCTTTGCTCTCTGGAATTTGTCCTGCATCCTAACGCATATCCCAGTTAGGGGATCAACGCCGAACTCTACACTAGCATCGAAGTTTGCAAAGGGGTTATCGCAACCATCTCCGCCAGTGTAATCCGAGTTCTTACGTCCAGTAAATTCTAAAATATACTGGACTTCTTCGTGGCGGAACTGTTCCCACCACTCCTTGTCGTACTGCTGGGTGTCCAACATTAGAAAGGTAACGCTTCGACTGCACTCGTGAGTGTAGGTGATGGCTCTTTCTCGATTGGCTTATCAACGGCGAGGGACAAATACTTTCCACCGTTCTTGTCAGTCTTCGACCAGGCAGACAGGTAATAATCTTTACCGTCTACGTTGATCTTACCCTTAAGGTTAGGGTGTTTCTCTGTCTTCTGCTCGGATGGCCATAGGCCACCAGTATTAGTGTTGTCGTATTGTGTCATATTAGATAAGCCCGTCGAGGGCATTTACTGTTTCGTTTTGTTGTGGCTTGGATGTCTTATCCTTACCGTGAGTGTTAGTTGAATCAGGATCCTTGGTATCGTCAATCGCAAAGAGTCCATTCAGTGCATATTTTCTAGCATAGGATGAGGCACTGCCAGTAATCTGGGCATCGTCCATTCCCTTCTTTGTCTCTGCTTCACGAGCGAATCCATTGGATCCAATCTGCGCACCGTAGGCATCGATGACGGATGCACTTGCCTTCACGTACACACGTCCAGCAATCTCTACGATGTCATCAGCGATGATAAGTGCTAGGCCATTGGATGCAAGCAGGGGCTTGAGTGCCTCAAGGATGTCCTCCGCTGATCGGTAATTGTAGTTACCAAATTTATTCTTCTGCCCCTTGGGAGCCTTGAGCTGGGACTGCACTGATTGCAGTCGTTCAACTAGAGTGGTGGTGTCAATTGGTTCAGTCATTTTTTATTATTGTTTTGTATAAGGAGGTTCTCTCCTTTGAGTTGGGTAAGTTCCTGATTGAGTCGATGTCGCACCCAAGGGATACGAGCAGTAATTCCTGCTCGCCTTTTTGAAGGCGGTCAAATCTTTTGTAGAGTTGACGGTATCCAGTGGGGTGCAACAGGTTAGTGTCCTTCTTGTTGAGGTAGTCAGCAATGTTCTTCAGCATCTTCGCTAGCCCTACCCTACGTGCAGTCAATGACATACGATTGAATGCATTCTCTAGGCGACCAAGGTATGTGTTACCCTCGGAGCTAATCACCCCTCGGACTTGACCACTGTGGTGATCGTGATCGACAACCCAAGATGGGTTCTCTACCTCGATGATAGGGCATTCGCTCGGTCGGTTGTCCTCCCGGAATTGCTTGAGGTCTGATTGCTTGACGTACTTCATTATGCTTTGGAGTGCTTGAGTGAGTTCCGGCGTACCTGAATGGAGTTCTTAGTGCGCTGAATGATTAGTTCAATGTCACTGTCCTTGATCAAACCACTGAGGATAAGTGCGTCCTCCTCTGGGGTGTAGCGTCTGCGCTGACTGCCATTCGGGATGAAGGAGTTTAATGCATCCGCCATAAGTTGATCCTTTAGGCTTGGCTTCCGTCGAGAAGCCAACCTGTTGGACATCACGAGGATGGCAATTAGAGTAGCAACTGTGATGATTGCTATAGAGTCCGAGATGTTTAGTGTATCCATATGTATTTGTTCTTATTGTGTTATGATTTGTGAGCTACTTGTAGCTCGTTGCTTTTGTCATTCGCTCCTGCCAGTAGACCTTAGCCGCTAGCATTGCTCCTTCCAAATGGTATTGTACATCGTGATCTTTCCACACCTTGTGGTAGTGTTCAGCCGTCTCAGTGCAGATGCAAACAGAGACACATCCAGGCAGGTAATCAAGGTCAAGTAATTGTTGAAGCATCCAAGCTTCAACTGCTAACTGCTTGCAGTCCTTGCCGTAGTAATTACCCTTGCCCTTGCACTTACGTGTCTTGTAGTCCGCTAGGAATATCTTCCCGTCTTCATAGGTTCCGATGAAGTCAACGCTGCCAGCGATCTTGAGTACGTTGTTGCCAATGACATACTCCGTTCCCATTACACTGACGTTGTTGTCAGCCACCCACTGGACAAAGGGCATAGCCCAGTCATCCCAAGGTGTAGCGGTGTCATCCTCTACCCCCTTGATGATGTCCTCAATGCGCTTGTGTACTGACGTACCAAACTCTGAGCTTGGTATCATAGCTCCAGTCCAAGGGTGCTTACGAAAGCCGTAGGTCATATCCTTAACGTCCCGCCAGTCAAGATCCGGATGCTCACGTGCCAGTGTTACCAACTGCTTGGGCTGGTAGATTGAATCAATGAAGTCATCCTTGATGATGCTCAGTACTGTGGTCACTGATGGCCAAGCCTTCGCATCCTTTAGTGCCTGGGCAGGAGTCTCAACGTTTGGTAGAAACTTCGGTAGTCTTTCTGATGTATAGAAGTGTGCCATTATGTTCTCTTCTTTCCGTATGTTGGGTAAGTTGCTCGACCAGTTTTAGTAAGGCGGGCATCCTCTAGCCATCCGAGTTTCCTAAATAGTGCAGCAGCCTTGCGACCTTCATCCATAATCTTCTTGTTGGACATTGCCTTATCGTAGAGATCAGAGAACTGATCGACAACAAATGTATTTGTAGGTGATTCCATTATAGTTCCTCTTGGTCCATAACAAATTCAACCGCCTCACGTAATGCCATTGCATTGTCGTTTGGATACGTGACTAGGGGCGAACCATTACTGGAACGAAGTTCGATCACATCAAGGTCATCAACGTAACCCGTAAGGCTTGACCTAGGATTAAGGGGGGATCTAGCAGCGTGATAGGAGATGCAGATCTCACGATCCATTATAAAGTTGAGGATGTCTGCACTTGTCCGCTTCTGTAGCTTAGTCTGTAGTCGCTGGCAGTATTGGTCACCATCCAATAGGTCACCTGCGTAGCAGTCATTGACTGAACCCCTGCCTGTCAAGCGAAGGACAATCTCATCCTTGTTCATAAATAAGGCGTCCCCATCGGGGTATGTATGGAATTGTAGTGTATGTCTCATAGTTTTAATCTTTTATTGTTAGTGTTATTTCTTTTATGTGGGCAACCTACAGAGGTTGCAAGGTTTAATTTAACTCATACAGTGCTTGTCGTACCAGTGCAATTTAACGTGCTGTTCAAAGTCTTTATTGAATGCAGCCCGGTGTGTGACCTGTAGCCACTGACCTATGTGCTTGGGTGCAGCGTTCTTAGTCTGACCATTGATGGATGCCTTCAGCATCCTGTCCCCGATAAGCTTCTTGGCTTCGGGGTCAATGGGTGTGGCTCCATCATTGAGGTGGCGCATATGTTCGTTCTTCGTGTACTTGTTAGTCATATTGTATAATGCTGTATAGTGTTGTATAATGTGTGCGCCCTACTGGGCTGTTAGTGGTTATAAGAGAGAAATTCTTCGTCTAGACATTTAAGGCTAAGAGGTTGTAGTCCTTTAGTGCCTACAGTGCTGTTGTGGTAGGCAAGCAGCCAGTTAAACCTCGCATTAGAGCGTTCAACATCGCCCTGTTGGGCCTTTAGTTCTACAAGCTCTCGCTCGGCTTCCTCCTTTGAGTCAGCTTCAAGGATGATTGCGTAGCTTGTGCTGCAGTTCCCTTGGCTATCTTCCCATTCCAAGTATTCTACTTTGTATTTTTCGCTTAGTGTATCCATAATGTGTACGCCCTACTGGGCTGTGTTGATTGTTGTTTTAAAAAAAAGTCCCCAGCGGTGATCAGATCCACTGCTCTCTGTTGATTCAGATGAGTAACGTCACTTGCTTTTAGGCACACCGCAGTTCTTCGCAGCGTGATCAAGGAGAGGATAGGGAAAGGCGTTTTGATATGTTTGTAGAATTAGAAAATGTGTGCGCCCTATTGGGCT